TAGCTACATCAATATAGCCATCAGTCATAAGAGTTTTTTCTAGAATGTCTTGGATTTCTTCTACTGAGATGTCAGTCTCTCTTGTAGGTTTGTAGCATGCTCCATCTGCTGAGTCATCAACTACAAAGTCGTATTGGAGAATTTCACCAATTGCATGACGGAGAACTGATTTGTCGTACTTTGTTTTGGTTGCTTTGAATGCTTTCTTTAAAGCTTCTTCAATCTTAGCTTGAGAGAAACGAACTAGGCTTCCATCTCTCTTAATCACTTTAGCCCTCATTTATATGTATATGTTTTTTTAAAAAAGAGAGCTCAAATCAAATGACTTGAGCATTACGTAATTTAATATATCTTGAGCTGAGGAAAAATTTAGTTTAATCAATACAATTTTAGTACCAATTTTCCTTGTGCTTTGATTTTCTTGTATAGGCTTTTTTATTAATTGTCACAGAGTTATGGTTCAAGGTCTTTCCATAGAGAGCAATCTCTTCATTTCTAGCATCTCTGTGGATGGTCTTAAGAATATCATCGTGGAGCTTGTTCTTATTATCTTTAGTGTTTCTCATCGTTGTAGTTTTTAGTTTTACACTTTAAATATATTTAAAATCACTAAATTTTTATCACAAGCTCCTTGATTTTTTAGAAAATATCTATACTTTCTATAGTCTTTTTCCAGCATTCATTTGCCTTTGAGTCTGTAGATATTCCATTGTCAAGAGCCTTATAGCCTCTGCCTCTGGCTAGAATTCTATTGAGAACTAAAAATATCTTCCATTTTTCCTCATTGTCAATATCTAAAACTGCATATTTGTCTTTAAAGTTGAATTCTGCTGGCTTTTTCTTTATTTTATAAGTAATACCAAAGTTTGTACATATTTCCTTCAACGACCTATTTCCCCACATTGGCCAATCATCCTCCATAATCCAGCAGTCAACTGGGAATTGCGGATAGTCAATCTTTTGAAAGTTATTTTTTTCCAAACTTTTGCTTATATGCTCTACGTGTTCTCTAGATACAGGACTTAAACCTTCATTCAAAAAGTCTACTATTGATTTCATAATTATTTATAATTATTTATATTTATTTCCATTGCATTTTTTCATAAAGTACTACAGCCCACTTGTTCAATGACTCTGATATAAAGTTCTTGTGGCCATCTATCTCATCATCTATCATATAGCCAATTGACTTGAGCAAGTTTTTCAATATGTTCATGTTCTTTTCTTGTTGGTCATCTGCTGAGTTGCAGGTGCAGTCGCAGTAGAAAGTGCTATGCTCAGAAGTGCCTAGCGGGAAGTTGTTGTTGATAATTCCTTCAATGTACTTGTAGAAGTCTCCTAGAATCTGAGTTCTATCAGTCCAAAAGTCAATCTTAGAGAAGTCGGTCACCATTTGTGCGTATACATTCTTACGGTAGATAGCAATGCAGTCACATGTTCCCAAACCAGCGGTGTTGTACATGCTCAATGAGCTGCCATTGCAACCACAACTTGACATAGTGCCTGGAATCATCATAGTAGTCTGGCCTTTAGAGCCAATTACAGAGCCCATAGTAGTGACAGTGCTTCCAGTCTTGACCATACTCATTACACCATACTTGTTCAGCATAGCAAGATAGTCATTCATGATTACACCTGATTCTCCTAGCTTCGTAAGAGCCATTACTACCTCATCATTCATATTAGACTTGTAGTACTTGAGCATCATGTCAGTGACATCTGAATTGAGTGTCTCAATGAGTGGGGCATGTCTGTCATCATCAGTCTCATGCTCTTCACCATAGCAGTCATAGAGCTTAGTTGCAAGCCAAGTTCTAAAGTTCTTAAGCTCATCTATTGTAAGGTCTTTGATATAAGTTTCTTCATTCTTAGAGCTATATGTAGCATATATTCTATTTATGGCTATACTAGTGGTCTTAGTGTCAATCAAGTCACTATCTAATATAAAATTCCACAATATTTGACTAAAGAAATATACTGATGGGTACTTTCCAATAACATCATCGTCATTAGCTGTATGAATATCTAGTCTTCCAAATATCTCAACATCATACTTATAGTCTTCATCATAATTTTGAGCTTCATCTTTGAAAGGCAAAACAAAATATGGATTGCCATGAGATGTCATACGCACCTGGCAATACATGCCTCTGCAATTTTCATTGTAGAACTTCAAATAATCTAGTTCAGTATATGTATCTAACTTTTCAGATGGGAGACAAGCTACGTAGTCTCCATTTTCATCTAAATATATAGCTGTGTCTTTAAATTTAGTTATCATAACTATAAAGAGTATTAATTAGTAAAATAATAATCTGAAAGACAAATAAATAAAAAGAGAGACCGTTTCATCCCGGTCTCTCAACATCAGTCCTTACTCACAAGCTCGTTGCGGTGATGGTAGCGAAATTCACAATCTGCAAGCCTGATGCAATATTTAATAACTTACATATATTTCATAATTAAAAAATAATCTGCAAGCCTGATATGAACTGATATATAAATACCTTCTTGTGGTTAGCAAGCTTTGAAAAGTATCGTCGGTTCCCGGCTTATCTTTATGTCTTTATTAGTCTCTACTTATCAGATTCTTCTTTGGCTTCTGCCTTAGCTTCTCTAATATGGCATCTTTTATGCTTTGCATATCTTATTCATCTTCCTTTGCTAATTTCTTCTCTAACTGCTTAGCCTCCCAGCGCTTAATCTTAGCATCCATGTAATGATTACCACTCAGTTCTTTATATTCATCATAAATCTTATAGATAGTGTCTTCATTATCAGGCTCTAATTCAATGAGCTGATTCAATTCTACTCGTAAGACACTTGTCCAAGTGGCAGTATCACCATCTTTTATAGCCGTCATCAATTCTTGCTTATTGTTGTCTAATTGAGTCTTCAAAGCTTCAAACCTATTGTTGAGCTTATCAAAAGGCTTCTTTATAAGTCTCCACAAAACTCCTATAGCACCAGCAACTCCTACAATGCAACCTGCTATCGCAGATACTACAGAAATTACATCTCCAAATTCCATTTATAATTTATTTTTTTAAAGCCAGTCTCTCAATTTTATAATAACCAAATCGCCATCAAAAAATAATTTCCTAGCCGGCAAATTAAAATGCATAGATATTGTCATACATGCTTTGTCCTTCATCTGTAGGTCTCAAAGCTACACTGTATTTCTTATAGAATACGAACTCACCTATGAATGACTTGTACATATTAGTATCTTGAACGAGTGAAAGTTGCATTTGAGACATAACCATGTCATCATGACCTACTACAGCCTTGTATGTGCCATTACCTTTAGCATCACCAAAGTTTTGGAGCTCTACAATGAACCTGTGGTCCAAGTTCTTGATTTTTTCTTTCTCATACTTTTCTTTAAAGGTCTTGCACCCAATAAGCTTAGTCTTAGAATTCATCTGGATTCCCCACTGCCACTTGTTGTGTGAATTCAAGGTCTTAACAATGATACTCTCATCAAATACATCTGTATCACCATCTTTTTCAATGTATTCCATCAAGTACTTCATAAACAAGTCTCCATACATGTTGCGCTCTAATGACACTAAGATACGGTCAAGAGGACAGTATCTTGAGACAAACTCTTTGAGTATTCTTACGGCCTTAGAAACTTCTATTGTATTGCTTCTAAAGTAGCCTATGGTCTCAACATCTGGCTCTTCAGTCCCATTTTCTACTAGACGACCTATGGTGAACACAGTATAGTCACCATCATTTCCTTCTGATATATCTATGGTAGTAACTATCCAGTCGTTCTTAAGTTGTGTACTAGGCTCATAGTCTGGGTGCCAGAAGAAGCAGTCTGAGTTCTCGCATATAAAGTCTTTGTTTACAAAATCAACAGAGCGCTCTGTCATTGACTTGAATCAAAGTGTTTGAGTTGATGTCAAACATGGTACCAAACTGCTGATTGAAAGCTTCTTCAGAGCCATAGTTAGCTACTTGACGCTTGTGCCAAGCCTCATCTCGCTTCTCCCATTGGTGGGTATCTGGATTCCACTCAGGGACTTGCCACCAATCTACTTTGAATGGCGCATAGTCATTCTCACCCATCTCAGCCATTGAGTACAGTCTTTGGAATAGGTTGTAGCCATTCTGAGTGGAGCTTATGATGAACTTAGCTTTACCAGCAGTGATTGTAGGGAACAAGTTGTTGTAGAACTTTTCCATGATGTTAGGTGGTACGTGTGCGAACTCATCAGCTAATACACAGTGCAAAGTAAAGCCGATACCTGAATTCTCAGTAGTAGCTTCAGACATGATTCTTGAGCCATTGTCAAGAACAATTGCTGACTCATTCCACTTGTAGATACCTGGTTTCAAATAGTATGGGAGCTCTACATATATCTTCTTAATCTTGTCCATAATTTCATTTGCCGTCTTAGCTTTGTTACCAAGTACTAGTGCATTCTTATCATAGTTGAAGATAATATAGTGGAGCATGTAGATTGCTGAAGTAGTAGTATTGTGAGATAGTATTCCATTAGTATAATAGCTATGCATTTCACTATCAACTGTTATATCACACATGCATACTTTAGTATCTATCTTAGATATTGACAAGACTTTTGAAGGACCTTCTTTAGTCATTATCTCTTGTCCTACTTTCAAGTCTTTTGCCCAAACTGTCCTCATTTGAGGTGTAAATATCAAGTGCTCATCAGCACATTTAAGTTCATAACCATTTTCTGTAGTCACAGTATATATTTCAAATGGCTTAGTAAGATGAATATGAGTTGCCGGCACAAAGCCACTTTCAGAGAGTACTTCTATGCCATCTAATTGAAATGACTTTATAAGCTTCTCTTCAGACTTCTCAGAAGAGTCAAGAGAAGATATTAGGTTTAAAATGTCTGGATTGCGAGTATCGTTATATTCTTTATACCAATCATACTCTTTTTTCCATTTTAAGCTATTATCATATAGATTATAAAGCTCAAATAATGGTATTTCATATATATTATCTTCTATCTTATATTTTTCTAATTTGTCTTTTTTAATCTGTTGACATAAGTCTTCATTATTTATTTTTATAACTATGTGATTATTAAAGAGTTGACATTTGCCCGACTGTCTGCACGACAAGAATATGCTCAATTGGTTCTTTTCAAGGTGTCTTAAGTAGTCTTCTTGATAGTCTCTCAAAGTGATATACTCAATGCCTTCTGGGGTCATCAGTTTGCATTTTGTAGCAAAATATATAATATCATTCTTGCATCTTATGAAGTCTGCTATCTCTTCCGGCGTGCGCTTGAAGTTCAAGTCCGGCTTGAGAAGCTTTGTATTGCCCATATAGAATGGGTTAGCAATGAGCTGACGACCTTCTCGAATACCTTGTAATGCTGCTTCTATAGACTTTGTAGACCATATCATTCGTCTAGCTATCTTTCCTGATTCATCGACTTTCACAGGATTGAAAAAGTCTTCATCTTTCTTTGTGCTTTGGGTTATTTTCTCTTCAATCATAAATTTATGCTTATTTGATAAACAAATAAAAGTCCACCCTCACAATTTTAAATTTTTTGGCACTTAATACTGTCTTAGCCACATTTCATACTGGGTATTTTTCAAATAATGCTACCACTTGTTTATTATTCTTATAAATATAATATAGACTTTATGGAATGCCCTATTGTACGAATACTGACCTTTGAGATGCCTATAACATATTCTACCTTACAGGTATTCAATACTCTTGGCCAAGATACTACACTGACTTGCCAATATTCATGGTCGAATGACAAGGTCTGCTGGACTAATTGGGTAGACTATAACACCTACTTGTTGTTGGCAAAGAATATTGAAGGTGACTTTTGGTTGAGAATCAAATTGTTTGGTGGCTTTGACAAGCTCCTTGTGAACAACAACATAGTGACTTGCTACAAGATTGCTTTAGATACATCAAATGTGTTCTTACAACAGTTGTGTAATTCAAGCAACTTGTTCTCACCATATAATGGACTTGACTGTGCTCTGTTGCTTCAACAGCAGCTAGCCGACTTGGTCATTTGTATGTTTGGAATTCCAATCTACTACTTCAGAGTGCTACCTGATAAGGACACGGCAGACTATACATTCAAGGAGTATGTGCTACATAATGTGGTAGCTGTTAAGCAGTTAAAGTTGATGATTCCAGATGGTGCCATGCCTTCTTCTAAGCCAGTGTTCTCTGATTGGGACTTTGATTGGGAAGTAGATTGGGAAGTTGAGCTGTCAAAGACTGCTTTTGCAGCTGCCTTTGGAGATGATGCCTTTCCAAAGCACCAAGACTTCATATATGTGCCTATGATGAAGCGCATGTGGAATGTAAATGCTGCCTATGATGAGAAAAATGAAGGCCTTATGTGGCGCTCAACAACTTGGAAGCTTGGTCTTGTAAAGTTCAATGACTATACAAATGTTGGTACAGAAGGCTTTGAAAGCATAATAGACAATATGATAGTAAACAACTATGAAGAAGTCCTTGGAAGACATGAGAGAGTCGAGCAAGAGCGCTTGTCAGGTACCTTCCAAACTGAGATGCCAAAGTTCGCTGCAAATGCCCTATATAATGTTTCTACATCAGATGCCATACGAGCTGAATACAATGACCAGCTTATTGAAGTCACTCAAGAACAGCTTAATCATGCTTCAGCAATAGTCGTCAGAAACTTCTACAACATGAAGGCCAAGAGTGGAGAGAATGAAGGCAATCCAGCTGTAGTAATGTACCAAAAAGACTGGTGCTATGAGTCTGGAATGACCTCATTCATACTTCAAATCCCACCAGAGAACAGGATGAAGAACATAAAGAAAGAAAACATAAGCTTCTCAGTAGTGATTGGCAATCTTGAGCTTGTATACGAAGATGGCACTATATACTTCAATGGGAAGACCTATGATGGACCCGAACCAGGAACTTACTTATTTATAGTAAGGTTCAACAGAAACAACTTCACATCAGACATAAATGTATACAAACATGATATAGTGGCAAACAAGAAGAACGTTCCTATATACAGACTACGTCCAGAGATGTATATGTTTGACTTAGAGCACCCAGTCATAACTGATACTCTTACTTACAACAATGACTTTAAGTCTTTGGAGCCACAACCTATATTTATAGTAGGGTCAAATGTCAAGGTAACAAACTTCAAGGTCTATAATGATAATCTAGGTAATGAGGAAGCTTTCAAAGAAGCTATTTCCTATGCTACTAATCATCGTGCGTGCCTAATAAATGACTTAGCTAGACCATTCATGGGCGAAGCTGGATTCCCAGTAAGATAAAATCAAAGAAACTAATTGTTATTATATAATAGCTAACTATAGAAAATCAATATGAAAGAACTATCAAAATACTTATTAATGCTTATAGAGGCTGATAAAGGAGAGGGTACTGGAGAAGCTCCTGCTGAAGAACCTGCTGAAGCTCCTGCTGGCGATGGAGGTGGTGAAGAAGCTCCTGCTGAAGAACCTGCTGAAGAACCTAAAAAAGATAAAAAAGATGATGAAGAACCAGTTTTTGCACCATACCCTGCTGGCTACTTCCCTCTAGACAAAAAGATGACTTCAGATGACATACAGCTCAAAAAGAATTCTATAGAATATTCTTTGACTGCTTCTTTAAGTAGAGATTGTGGTCTTGGTACACCTAAGAAATTTGGTATAGGACCACTTAAGTTTGAGGGATATGATTTGATGGTACATAATAGAGAATTTGACTTCGATGAGTTTCTTGTAGAAGAAGCTGCACATGACAAATACACATATCTTGAGCTAGTTGACAAATGCAGAGACTACTGGGCTGAAAATAAAGCAGATTTTAAATACTGGCAAAATCTTTTGAAATGAGAAACCTTAGAGATTCTATATTAGAGAAATTAAATATCGACAGTGTTAGGCTAACTGGGCAGGGTATTCCTTATGAACTTGGTATAAATGCAGTGGTCCAATTTCTAGAAAGTCAAGGGTTTGAG